CATTCAAGTTGTCGGGGGTTCGATCCCCTCTTCGAGCATGTCGTATCAATCTAATGAATCATGTTAGTTATCAGATGCAAAAATTGTAATGTAGAACTTACGAGTTCTCCAAAGACTCAGGTCTGCGGTTGTTCAAATAACACCACACTCACTGATGATAAGATTTCTGCTGTTGATTTATCTAGAGTGTTGATTATATCTAACAATAAACTTGATGATAGTCATGATGTACTGACTGCAGCAGACTTGATGTATCAGGAACAAAGACGTAGACGTAAGGTAAAGAGACTTGACTTTGAGGTGAGATGATATTTAAGGAATTACATAAGAACGTCTTTCATGTTAATAATGTTTTCCCTACGGAAATGTTTTTACGAGTTGGTGATGAGTTTAATCCCATAAACAACCACTGGATCTTTGATAAAGAATCGTCATATGATGATGGGAATAGTTCTATTAGAGGCAAAATAGTAAAAAGTTCTAGTTTCATGGGTGACAATCTCGTTCTCATTAACATAGGAATGTATGTAAAGCTGAAAGCTGAAAAACATCTAAGACAAAAATTAAAACTAATCAAAGTAAATACCAACATTCAATATTCTGGCATGCATTCTATCTTTCATAAAGACGGTCCATTGGATAATCCATCGGATTCACTATGGACATTTGTGATATTTTGTCAATCAAATTGGAACACAATCTGGGGCGGAGAGTTCTGTTGTAATGTAGGTGACGAATATGTTTATGTCCCATACATTCCTAATAACGGATGTTTATTTGATTGTAGGAATGACCATACCGGTTTTGCACCCAATAACTTAACATCAAAACCCAGACTGTCATTGGCATATACTTTTCTAGAGACTTGACTTTGAAGTCAGGTAACGATACAATAAATAAATCAACTACAAATGTGATGATGGAAGTCTTTACTGTAAAAGAGTATCAAGATCGTTGGGATGAGTTGATGGAAAGAGTGGAGAATGGGGAGACTTTTGGTATAGTCAATGAGGATGGACAGGCTGCCGTGATGATGCCTGCTGATGACGAGACTATGCGAATATACACAGAGAATAACAACGAAGCTTCTTAGGCTTCTATTTGCTTCTTTAGCAATCCGGTGAATGCACCGATCTCATAAATCGGCTAAGGTGGGTCCGACTCCCACAAGAAGCATTGAGGTCAGTTCGCAGACTGTCCTCTTGACTCTTACAGTCAAAACCCTTATAATACTAAGGTCAACAATCAAGACAATGACTATTACTTCTAAGTTCAAAAAAGACATCACAACTCTTCGGTCTGCAGCCAATGGGGAATTCTTCCTTGACGTAAAGAATCCAAAACTTTACAAGAAGGTTCGTAAATTTTATGAGAATGATGGTGTAACTTTTTCGGGTGATCCTCTCGACGATTATGACATTCTCATTGATTGTATTGCAGAAGATCTTGAAAGTGTGGAAGTATGAACGATTTAGATCCTAAGTCTGTTGAGACGACCGAGACTATTATTATTCATGAACGGTTTCCTTATCGTTTTGTTCAAAAGGGGTATATTCAACTGAATGGTAAACCCGATTTTCGTTTACAAAAGGCAGACGGGTATACTAAAAAGTACTCTGACATCTATTTGTTTGATAACGGAGAGCAACTTCTTCTTGCTATTGAAGACAAAGAATATCCTAAGTGGCTTGATCCTGATGATGTACCTTGTTATGTAAGGGATAGAGTTTCCAGATAATAATAAATAGAACAGATTTGTATTTCGATTATGTCTAGTAGAAAAACATCAGATACTGGAGCATATATGTCTCAGTATGACCAGGAAGTAGAAACCAGACTTAAGGCTCTTGAGACTGGGGTCAAGAAGGTTGGAGAAGAAGTTCAAAAAAAGAATTCTGCCCCTGCCGCTCCTGCTCCTGCTCCGGTTAGTGGTGATCTAGAAGCCAAAGTAGACTTGCTAATTAGTATTCTAAAACAGGCACCTGGTCTTAATATTGAAAAACTGTCTAAAGGTAAACTCTGATATGAGTTTCTTGCTTCTCTAAAGAGCAAGTGGCGCGGCATGAACCCTATACTAGGAGGTCTTGACAAAGGCCTCCTTTTTTAATACAATACATAGAGAGATATTGTAATTATTCATATGAAGATTGGTTTTAATTGTAGTTCCTTTGACTTGTTTCATGCAGGACATGTGACAATGTTGAAGATGGAAAAAGAACTATGTGATTATCTTGTAGTTGCTCTTCAGGTTGATCCTACTATTGATAGACCTGGTATCAAAAACAAACCCACTCAGAGTGTGTACGAGAGGTATGTACAACTCCAAGGTTGTAAGTATGTTGATGAGATCTTGGTATATGAAACCGAAGATGATCTTATTAATCTTATCAAAACTCAAACACTCGACATTAGATTCTTGAGTGAAGAGTATAAGGACAGAGATTTCACAGGAAAACAATACTGTATTGATAATAATATTGAACTACATTATCATTTAAGACGACATAAGTATTCTTCGACTGAACTTAGGAATAGAGTTTATACTTTGGAGAATGCAAAAAGAACTGAATTAGTTCCGGGAGAAGTATTTGACCAATATTCACCAGAACTTCTTAACAAGTATGAGAAATCATGAGTATTTTAGTTACAGGTGGAGCAGGGTTCATTGGAAGTAATCTTCTTCATTACCTTGAACAGTTTGGTGAGGAAGTTATCTGCATGGATAAACTTTCTTATGCTGCAGATGAAACTAATCTTCCAGATTATGTAAAGTTTTATCGGACAGATATTGCTGATGATGAATCGGTAAGAAATGTATTTGAAAAGGAGACTATTACAAAAGTCTTTCATCTTGCAGCAGAGAGTCATGTAGATAATTCAATTAAAGACTGTAAACCTTTCATTCATTCTAATATTACAGGCACTGTTAATCTTCTTCAGTGTGCATTAGAACATGAAGTAAGTAGATTTATGCATATCTCTACTGACGAGGTGTTTGGTTCTATTGCATACGGTTCCTTTAATGAGATATCTAGATACCGACCAAGGAATCCATACTCTGCATCTAAGGCTGCAAGTGATCATTTCGTAAATGCATACCATACCACATACGGATTACCAACTATTATTACAAACTGTTCTAATAACTATGGTCCACGACAATATCATGAGAAGATGGTACCCAAAACTATCTTAAGCATTATGAATGACATTCCGGTTGATGTATATGGTAGTGGATTGCAAATCCGTGATTGGATTTATGTTGAGGATCATTGTAAGGCCCTTGTAGAACTTTGTAAGAGAGGTAGAGCAGGTCAGAGTTACAATGTTGGTGGTGAATGTGAGTTGAAAAACATTGAACTTGTTCATAGGATTGCTAGATTGATGAATAAAGAATTTGAAATTAACTTCGTTAAAGATAGACCGGGCCATGATCAAAGATATTCAACATCAAATGATAAGATCACAACTGAAACACCTTGGACTGTATCGACACATATCGATGAAGGTCTCTTAAAAACTATCAAATATTATTATGAATAGAATTGATACTCCTCTCAAGGATGCATTTGTTATTCAAGCAGATAAGTATAAAGATAATAGAGGATTCTTTCTAGAGTCTTATAACTCTAGATCATTCAAAGAAATTGGCTTAGATGTTGAGTTTGTTCAAGACAATCACTCTAACTCTTCGGTAAATGTTCTTAGAGGACTTCACTATCAGGTGAAGAGACCACAAGGTAAACTTGTTCGGTGTATGTCTGGACGGATTCTGGATGTTATAGTAGACTTGAGGGAGTCCTCAGAGACTTTTGGTGAGTCGTATTCGATTGATTTGCATTCACCCGAAGTCATGTTATGGGTTCCACCTGGGTTTGCTCATGGGTTTTATTGTATGACAGACAACTGTCATATTGCATATAAAACTACTGATTATTACTATAAAGAGTACGACAGAACTCTTCTATGGAATGATAAAGACCTTGGTATTCAATGGCCAACTACAACACCCATCCTTTCGGACAAAGATAAATTAGGTAAGACTATGAGTGAGTGTGAAAAGTATGACTGACCTTTCTTTATTTGGAGGTACAGGGTACATCGGTTCAACATATGAACGAATGTACCCTGGTAATGTAATCATTCCTCGTGGTCAAAGACATTTTGATACCAAGAATGTATTGTATTTTATTAGTACAACAACTAATCAGAATGTTTTTCAAGATCTGCAGGTTGATATTGATGTCAATCTAAAAATCTTTACTGAATTCTTATCACATTGTAAGAGAACAGATACTGTAATCAACTTTGTAAGTTCTGGGTTTGTTTATGGTAACGATATCCTAGATGCCAAAGAGACTGACTGTTGTAATCCAACTGGGTTCTATTCTATTACTAAAAGATGTGCAGAACAACTTCTGATGTCTTATTGTGAGACCTTTGGTATCAAATATCGTATCTTTAGGATTGGTAATGTCTTTGGTATTGACCCAACAGTATCACAAGGTAAGAATGTTCTAGGTTATATGATCCGTCGTTTGAAGAATGATGACTACATCGTATTGTATGAAGGAGGTAACTATGTAAAAGATTATATGCATGTTGAAGATGTGTGTAGTGCAATGAAACTTCTGATGGATGAGTCCGATACAAATAACATCTACAACATTGGTACTGGTGTATCTCGTTCATTCCGAGAAGTCATCGAGTTTGCAAAGGACTATGTTGGAAGTAATAGTGAGTTGATTAGTGTGGAGATGCCTGAGGAACAGAAGTATCTACAGATCAAAAACTTTACAATGAATGTAGACAAACTTTCATCCTATGGTCATGTTCCGAACCTTGCAATTGATACTGGAGTCGAAATGATGTGTAAAGCATATTGACTACAGAACAATTTTTGGTAAAATAAATAGTAAGTAACAAATTAAATGTATGTCTGAATTTAAGAAAACCGCACTGGTACTAGGTGCGGGTGGTTTTATTGGTAGTCATATGGTGAAAAGACTACGATCAGAAGGATACTGGGTTCGTGGTGTTGACCTAAAGAGACCAGAGTATTCTGATACTGAAGCAAACGAATTCATTCAAGGCGACTTGCGTGATAGAAGTTTTGTTCGCCGTTGTATTCGTACCACTGGTGTCAATGGTGGGTTCTATGCACAGATTGTGGATAAGTTTCTGTCACCCTTTGATGAGATTTATCAGTTTGCTGCTGATATGGGTGGTGCTGGATTTGTATTCACTGGTGAGAACGATGCAGATATCATGCACAACTCAGTGTCTATCAATCTGAACGTACTTGAAGAACAGCACCTTCTTAATCTGGACAAAGATGTAAACAAGACCAAAATCTTCTATTCTGGTTCTGCATGTATGTACCCAGAACATAATCAACTTGATCCTGATAACCCAGACTGTAGTGAAGAATCCGCATATCCCGCAGCACCAGACTCCGAATATGGATGGGAGAAACTATTCTCTGAGCGTCTCTACCTTACTTACAATCGTAACCATGGGATCCCTGTTCGGGTTGCTAGGTATCACAATATCTTCGGACCTGAAGGAACCTGGGACGGCGGAAGAGAAAAGGCACCAGCTGCAATCTGCCGTAAAGTTGCTTACCTCCCGAACGTCGGTGGAGGAATCGAGGTGTGGGGAGATGGCTTACAAACTCGTTCCTTCTTGTACATTGATGAATGCATTGAAGCAACTCGAAGACTGATGGATAGTGACTTTATGGGTCCTGTGAATATTGGTTCAGAAGAGATGGTCACTATCAATCAATTGGTGGAGACTGCAGGAAAGATTTCTAATAAAGTAGTTAGAAAGATTTACAAACTAGATGCACCTCTAGGTGTTCGTGGCCGTAACTCTAACAACGATCTTATTCGTGAGAAGCTTGGATGGGATTACTCTCAAAGTCTTGAAGAGGGTATTCGTAAAACATATGAATGGATCTGCACACAAATTGAGGCGAAGACTGATGAAAGTATTTGATGTATTTCTATTTGGTTATGAGTTGGATCTATTAGAGATTCGTATGAATCTTCTTGAACCTTATGTTGATTACTTTGTATTCAGTGAAGGTGGTAAGACATTTTCTGGTGAAGATAAGGGGTTTATATTTGAATCGACAGACGAGAGATTTGAGAAGTTTAAAAATAAAATCATCTACACTAAGATCGAAGAACCGACATCTGAACAACTTCAGGCTCAAGGTGTAAAGTATAATGTAAAGAAAGAATCTTTTATGAGAGATACTTTTTATAAGGATAGCATCATCGATGTCCTCAAAGAACATTGTTCTGATGAAGATGTAATCATCTGGTCTGATCTAGACGAAGTACCTAATCCAGAAGTCATTGAACAAATTAAAGACTTCTACGAACCTGGTACGGTGTATAACTTTGCACAAGATAACTACCAAGCTGCGTTGAATTGGTTCGAAACTACAGGTACTATTACCTCTCAAACACAAGACTTCTCTTATGAAGAAGAAGGTCCACGTTGGATTGGTACCAAGATGTGTGACTTTGCCACACTAAGTAAGTATTCTTTGACTAACATTAGACGTGAACTTCCTCAAGAGAAGAATCTAAGAATCTACCCAGGTGGTTGGCATTGGAGTACAGTTGGCAGTGATGAAGAGTGTACTATGTACGAGAGAGTGATGAAGAAGATCAAGTCTTCTGCACATACTGAACTCAACAACGAAAAACTGATTGGTGAACTCGAACAGAGATTAAAAGATGGTCGGTCACCACTAGGTCAGGACAATGCATCATACTGTATTACTCACTTTGATGCTGATAGGTTCCCACAGTATCTAATCGATAACCAAGAAAAGTATTCTTATTTGATCAAATGATTGTAACTGAAATTTATAGGGGTTCTGGACTGGGAAACCAGATCTGGAACCTGGTGGTATCTAGAATCCTCGCACATAGACATGGATATAAGTGGGGCGTAAAGAAAAGTACTCCATTCAAGGCAAGAAAGTTCATGCCAGACTTTGATTATGGGGAAGAAGTAGTTGGTGGTCATACTCCTAGAGAGGGACAACCACCAGAATCATTACCTGATGGTATCACTCATTATATTCGTGAGAGAAATGATCCTCTTCCACAGTGTGGTCATAGCGGTATATTTTTTGATCCTGGTCTATGGAATAATCTTCCTGACAATTCAAAGATCGATGGTCTCTTTCAATGTTTAGGTTATATTGATGATTGTAAAGATGATATTCGTCAATGGTTATCTCATAATGTAAATGTTATTGAGTATTCTGATGAAGATATTTGTGTCATTCACTTCCGTGGTGGTGAGTATTTGATTACTGCATCATGGTTAGAACCAAAGTTCTACGAGAATGCACGTGATAGGATGTTGGAACAGAATCCAAACATGAAGTTTGTAGTTGTGACTGACGATCCAGAGAATGCAAACAAGTTTATTCCTTGGGCAAAGGTTGTAGGCGCAACTACTCTCAAGGAACAAGAAGACATTGAACAAGGAACAGGTTTTTTCAAATACAAAGGAGGCAATATCGGTGTTGATTATTCTATTCTACATAATGCTAGGAACGTCATCATGTCAGCATCAACATTCTCCTTCTGGCCAGTATGGACATCTAATGTCACACCCAAGGTCATTGCACCCAAGTACTGGTTTGACCATAAAACTTCCAACGGTTGGTGGAGAGGTGACGATATGATCGTCAAAGATTGGGATTACATTGATAGAGAGGGTAAACTCTTCAGTGGTCCTGATTGTCAGAAGGAGTATGACCTTTACAGACTCAAGACTCCATATTATAATCACTAAAGACAGAGAGTATCATGTATCAATTGATCGAGAACTTCATTCAATCCGCCAAGGAG